GGACACGTTGATGCCCTCAGACAGGGCACCGCTGCTCGAGGTGAAGCGGACTCCCTCGACGTGCACGGTGCCGGTCTGGGACAGGAAGTAGGCGGCGCGGCGGACGTACCCGTTGGCCTGGACACCGGGCCCGGAGCCGCCGTTGAAGTAGCCGGCGCCGACGTCGACCTGGCCGCCGATGACGACGACGTTGCGACCGCCCTCGACCCACAGGCCGCGGCCGTTCTTCCACGCCCGGTCGGTCGGCAGCTTGATCACGTAGTCCTTGCCGGCGGCGAGGGTGATCTTGCCCTGCTCGTCGGTGGGGGTGATCGTCGTCGGGCTGGTGAGCGTCGGGGGCTTCCAGGCGAGCGCACCGATCGAGCCGGTCGGCGTCGACGGGGCGGGGCTGGGCGTGACGCTGGTGGGCGCAGGCGTGACGGAGGGGCTCGAATCCGTGACGCTGGGACTCGGAGACGTCGTGGGGACGTCCGACGGCGTGGGGGACGCTGTGGGCGTCGGCGCGGGCGGCAGGTTCTCGCGGAAGTACGTGGTCCCCGCCTCGAGGAACGCGAGCGCCTCGGCTGCGGTCTGCGGGGCGGGGGCCGGTGCGGGGGTGAGGGCGGCGCCGGCGAGGCCGCCGACGACGAGGGCTCCTGCTGCGATCGCCGCGGTCGAGGTCGTGCTCATGTGGTCAGCCCTTCCAGTTGGTGCGACGGGCGAACACGTAGTTGCCGGCGCGGTTCTTCAGCCAGACGCCCTCGCGGTTGGTGATGACGTCGATGTACTCGAAGGCGCCGCCGAACCAGATCCGGCGCAGCTTCGGGGACGCGAGCGACGACCGGTCGTAGACCCAGGTGAAGGGCGCGACGACGCGGACCTTGCGGGTGATGTGGAACGGCACCCATGAGGGGCGGGGGTGGTAGTCGGGCCCGCTCGAGTCGCCAGAGAGCCCATTCCGCCAGGCGTCGTACTCGCCGACCTGCCAGCGCGCGCCGGTGGAGAGGTCGGGCTCGTCGCGGCAGATGCCGTGGATGTGGTCGCCGCTGGTCCAGCCGTGCGCGACGTCCCGGACCCAGACGGGGCCGCCGCAGCGGATCCGCAGCTCGTGCACGAGCCGCTCGATCTCGCCCGCGGTGAGGTTCCACGTGCGCAGGTCGAACGCCCCACCGCCGAGGTGGGTGGTGCCGGACAGGTTCCCGGCGTTCCACGAGCCCTGCGACACCCAGCGCTTGAACAGGGGGATGCCGGCGGCGAGGTACGCGTCGTCGATGAGCGCCTTGACCCGGGTGGACAGGAGCGCGTCGTTGTCGATCAGGACGCGGCCGGGGACGACGACGGGCACGGCTACTCGCCCTCGTGCTCGCCGACGGGCTCGGCCTTCAGCCAGGCGGGGATGATGCCGCGGTCCTCGAGCGCCGTCAGGATCTTCGTGACGGCGGCGATGCCGGCGAGCACGGAGGCGAAGATCGCGGCGGCCTTCACCTTCAGGTCGGAGCCCTCGGGCAGAGCGTCCAGGACGATGACGAGGATGACCGGCACGGCGGTGAGCAGTGCGACTGCGGTCTGGTAGACGGTTCGGATCGTGCGGCGGGTGGAGTCGTTCATGGGGGGGCTCCGTTCACGGCGAAGGCCCCGCGGTTGCGGGGCCTTGGGGGTCGAGGTCTGGTGGGGTTCCGTCGCAGTCGGTGCACAGCCAGGTGGCGTGGTGCCGGTAGCGGAGGCCGCCGCAGCGACACTCCTCGCTGTGTGGGTCGCCGGGGTCGTGGCCGGGGTGGTCCGGCTGCGACTCGGACTGCACGGTCAGCTCGCGCGCAGGGCCAGGGCCAGGATGATCGTCGAGACGGACGAGAGCCCGGCGACCAGGACGGCGGCGATCGTCCAGCCGGACACCTTCGCGGGACGGTCGGCGGCCTGGACGACGTCGACAGCGGTCTGCGCGGACTGCTTGAGCTGGATGTCGGTCATCGTCTGCGATGTCTGGCTGTGCATGGCGTCGTGGTCGGCGAGCCGGCGGTCGACGCCGTCCCGCCACCCGGACATCCCAGCGATGTAGACGTCGAGCTTGGCTTCGACACGAGCCCAAGCGTTCTGGGATTCCCGCCGGCCTAGGCCTGAGGGCGGGGTGTCGTCCTGCTCGCTCATGCTGTCTCCCGTTCAGCTGGGGCGGTGCGGTGAGGGGTCATCGGACCCGGAACCAGTCGATCGACGCCGTCATGTTCTTGGAGTCGTTGCATGAGAACAGGAACCCGATCTCGTCGAACGACGCCACGTTGCCGGTCGGGTTGTTCGCCGCGAGGATCGTGTGCCAGACGATCCCGTCGAGAGACACCGCGTAGTCGAACGACGTCGTTGAGTTCTTCTTGATGCGGAAGTAAGGCGACTTGTCACCAAGGGCAGTCGATGAAGCCGACGAGCCGAAGGTGTTGAGCGCAGACCAGTACTCGACCTTCGCGGTGTCGTTTGAGTCCTGCAGCGCGCGGTGCAGTACGTAGTACTTGCCCGACGATGCGAGGCGCATGACCAGGCCCCAGCGCAGCCACGCCGACGTGGCACCGAGTGCCTGAACCTTCGCGTAGCACGTCCACGTCGACTCGCTCGGGAATGAACGGGTGATCATGCGGTGCCGCTCGTTGCCACTGACCGAGCCGCCGGACTGTGTCGCGATCAACTCGGCGCGGCCGTTGGCCTCGTTGTACGTGCTTGAGCCCTGGTTGACCCACGCCCAACCCGAGGGCAGCGACGAGGACGTGGCGCTGAACTCGCAGTCATACGACAGCGCAGAGCCGTAGATGCCGTCGAACGTGGTGAGGTCGTCGATACCCACGACCCCGCCGCCACCACCGCCCGCCGTGCCGGGGAGCCAGGTGGAGGTGCCCGAGTCGTAGAGCAGAGCGTCGCCGTCGGCGACGCCGGTGGTGTCGACGTCTGATAGCGAGTTCAGGGAGCTCGCTGCTGTCGGGGTTTCGGGCACCCAGTACCCGGCGGCGTTGTCCCACGTGGCGACCTGGCCGTCTGTGGCGCCGGACTGGTGCAGCTGCTGAATGCGGGGGTTGGTCACGGCTGCTCCTAGACGTAGCCGGGTGAGGTGTACGTGACGCCGGTCCAGAGGGTCGAGGGGACGAAGTCGCCGCCCGATGGGGCAGCGCCCTGCGTGAGCCCCGTCGCGGGCCAGTTGCCGAACGAGTCCGTGGCGTCCTCGGTCTCGCCGAGGGTGTAGACCTCGTCGCAGGTGAGGTTGGTGGACGTCGGGCGGCGGTCGACGAGCAGGTACTTCGCACCGGTGCCGCCGACGAGGTTGACTCGTCGGACGACCCAGTCATCGCCCGTGCCCGTGGGGAACGTGCGCCCGTCCGCTCCGTCGAGGTAGAACCCCTGGTAGCGGCAGTCCAGGGCGGTGAACCCGTCGATGTAGAGCGTGCGCGGCCCGCCCCAGCACTGGAGCGCGTCGGCGTGGACCGTCGGCTTGGAGCCGTAGTTGGTCGCCGCGACGCGGATGTTCTGGAGGATGACCGTCGTCTCGTTCTCCGACCGGAGCGCGATCTGGATGGCGTCTGAGAGGTACGTGCCCGACTTGAAGTGCAGGCCCTCGAGGAAGATGACGCGCTTGAGGTTCGGGTTCGCGCCGTCGCTGATGCGGATGCCCCGATTGGGGGTGTCGTAGGACCCCGACGGGACTGTGGTGCGGCCACCGAACACGCCGCCGATCCACACGATGTTCCGCCCGCCGACCAGCTTGACGGGGCCGGTGATCTCCGCCGCTGCGGACAGGACGTAGTCGACGTCGTCGTCGAACGTGTACGTGCCGCCGCCGGCTGCGATGGCCTGCGCGGTGTAGCCGGTGGTGTCCGGCGGTTCCCACGACAGGAGCGGGGTGCCGGGGGTGGTGCCGCCAGCGGGCGGGGTGTACGTGCCGCTGGGGGTGGCGATGGCGGCGTCACCCGCGCCGTCGGTGGTGACCGTGACGGCGGTGACGATGACCGTCTCGACGAACGCGCCAGTCCCACCCGACAGGATCACGCGCGGGACGGCTGGGACGTAGAGGTCAGCGATCGATGTCACGATCGGCGAGCCGTTCCAACTGAGAACAGCGGACGCCCTGCCGGGAGTAGTTGCGGTGAACGTGACCTCGTACTCGTTCACACCGGACGCCGCGTAGTACCCGGCGGTGGTAGCAGTGGCAACGTTCGCCGATGCGTCACGGCTTGAGAGTTTGGCCTCGGTCCCCGCCGAGTAGGTGTCGATCCACCCAGCGGCGTACACCATGCCAGTCAGCGGGCCAAAGCCCATGTCCCCGCCGGTGCCGCCGACGTAGGTGTCGGCGTGCACGGTGGAGTCGAGCAGGCCCATGGCGAAGCCGTCGCCCCGCGAGCCGCCGGGGGTGTAGTCGATGGTCACCTCGAGGGAGATGTTGGACCACCCGGCGGGGATCGTCTCGGTGGTCACCATCGAACCGGCCTGGTTCGTGGTGCCGTCAGTCAGCATGACGGTGTCGCCGACGGCGACCGCGTCGCCATTCAGGTTCCACCCGGTGATCGTGGCGGGCGGGTTGAAGATGGGCGTGGCGCGGTCGAAGTAGGCGTAGGACACGACGATGCGCCACGTGTCCGCGCCGATGCCCAGGCGCACCGCAGCGATGTCGACGAACTCGAGGACGTTGCCGGTGATGGTGTATTCGGTGGTCGGTTC